CCATGCGCGAGCAGGATGATCCCGCAGTCCCGTGTGCGGCGAAGGTACTCGAAACCTCGAATCAGGTACTGCCATTTCGCGATGGCCGCTTGAAAACCTTTGCCATAGGCGATCTCTGATATTGACCCTTTACCAGCTTCGCTGGCGACCTGAGCATGAATAATTTGCTCCAGCCAATCGAGGGTATCAATTACGATCCAGTCGAGATCATCTGGCTCGTGCATCAATTGCTCAAGAATCGTGCAGATCTCACCCCAGGTCGTGATCCGGTCAGTTGAACGGCAGTTGATATCACCAACCCCATCCTCAAAATTCAGGATCAAATGGTTTGGAGCTTGCGCGGCCCAGGTGGTTTTCCCGACCCCGTGCGGACCATAGGCAAGGCAACGTCGTGGTTTCGGTTGTTTACCGTTATTAATCTTCAAGTTCATGTTTTTTTTTGCTTTCGCTTACGAGTGAAAAGAATAGTGACATCAAGTCTGGTTTTTTGTTTTCCCAGGCTACCTCCCTTCCGAATTCGTGACAATCTTCGCGCGTGATCCGGCGACGTTCGACAGATCGAAATTCCATCCAGATTGGATCCAGTTCATGCACCGGCATCCAAAATGTCTCTGAGCCCCATGTCTTCTTTTTCAACAACCGCTCGTTCCAGTGAATCAGGAACCCACATTTCGCTCCGTACTCAGATCGTTCGAGCATGTGTTCCAACTGACGCTTCTTTTTGTCGCGATACGGAGCCAGATCGAATGACGCCTGTGAGCAGACCTTGCAGTCAAATATCACAGGAGTCGAACCTGAATCTGTTCTGACCAGCCCCTCGAAGTCGGGCAGGCTCTTTATTGTGATTATTTCTTTTGCTGTTCGTATTGATTGAACGCCATACCTCGTGATCGACGCAGTGCCGTCCTTCCTATATTTCCAGCAGAGCCGGGCGACAAGATCTTCGAACTCCTTTCCAGGCATGGCACAGCCTCACTTATTCAATTTCGCAACTATCGCCACAACCCTGACCAGTGTCCCACCAATCATCAAACAGTCGCGGATCATCGAATTTTTCGTCTTCGTATGGTTGAAAATCTTCCAGAATCGAATCTCTTAACAAGTCCTGTGCGCTTTGGTAATTACGAAAGAAAACGCGAGGGTTCCCATTTTCATCAGGCTTTTCAGCCCCGTGTCGTCGTTCCATTTCACCAGGGAAATCAAACACTGACGGATCGGCTTTAGCAACTGTCAAAAGCTTGCGTCGCGACTTTTTCCAACACCAAACGCAATTTCCAAACGCATCGGACGGAAGATTTAAGTCCCAGTCAAACTGCGACATAAATCGATTCACATCACGCTTCCCCCACCCCTCATTAACCAGTGGATATATAAACCGTTTTTTCTTCCTGTTTGGGCTTATTCGATCTGCCTCATCGGCCCTGATACCGATTGCCACATCATAACTACCTGACTCCCAGCCAATTGACCGCCGATAGCTAATCATCGGCTCTTCTTTGAGTCGTGATGTACATTGCGGGTGAGTCCGGCAGAAAACACCATGCTTCTTTATTGATGCCCAAAACGGAGATCCATCACGCGATGCTGTTTCATAGTCTACTACCTTTGCTGTCGGACCCTTTCCGTGTTCGTGAAATACAGCCTCAATCCAAACCAATTGGTTGTCAAAAATGTGACGATCGCAGCTTGAAACAAACCTTAAAGTCTCTTCATGTTCGCATCCGGTATTTGCAAAGGTAGCCACTATGTCATGTGTGTTTTTATATTTTTCATAACATAGGTGCGACATCACTGCAGATGATCGCCCACCACTGAACGAAATAGCTAAACGATTCATGGCACAGCCTCAGTCCGTTGTTAGTTTTTTAATTTCCATTGATGTGATCTGTTAGTAATCAACTCAATATCTACATTTGTCAGCAACCACAACCAGCCATGCATTTGCCCTATTATTGGCCCGTTTTTTTGCCTTGACTCCTGACATATCTGTAAAATCCGGCTCGATGATACACCACAAATCTCGCCCGCTTCCCGTGCTGTATAAATCGCTTTAACACTGGACACATCAATCATTTCAGACCTAACCTCAGTCCGTTGTTAGTTTCCTGATCCATCTTTTCCGGAACTCAATCGCACCCTCAGATACTTTCGGATTATCGACATAGTGACCACAGTCGTAGCCGCGAGTGGCGTTCCATAGTCGGTCCTGCCGCAGATGCGTATTCGGAGATTCATACGATTCTTCAGGTATTTCCCGTTCAATCATCGCTGCTTATCCGTCGGGCTCGCGCGAGTTACTTCCGCGCACGGAAAATGGCGAAACATGATCACATCACGAACGTACTGCAGGTCCAGACCCATTTTACAAGAGATGAATTCACGAGATTCTCTTCGCTCGTAAAATCGTGACCGGATTTCAGCCGCCTGCCTACGCGACTGGAACTCAGTCATTTTGTCTGGCCCTGGTGTCCGCACGTTTTTGAACTGTCGCAGCAGGGAGCTTCTTCGCTTTTTTGCGATCGCTTCTCTGTTCACTTTTTTGCTCCTGTATAATCCATCACGATCAGCTCTCCGTCTTCGATTGTACCAGTGCAAAGGAAGCCGCGCTTCTGCAGCAATAGCTGCATCCTCAGTTCGCGTTCATAGACGCAGATGCGAACAAACTTCCCATCCGACTCATCGATTACGTGATCGATTAATTGATCTACACTGATCCCGGATGACTGCTCTGTCATGCACAGGACTTCGATGAAACCGGCGGTCTCATAAGAGGTGAAAACTACAAAACCTGCGATCTCGCCATCGTGTTCATAGACGGTCGCGGTCAGCAGTTCTTCGTCCTGGCAAAAGAGCAGGCCCTGCACCGATAACTCTGGCCCCACTAAGACCTGACGCCTGGGCGCGAGAAAAGTTCGAGAGATCTCAGCAGTATCATCGATCTCCATTGCGCGCAATTGCGTCGTTTTTCGTTTCGTATTCAGCATCGTCTCATCCTCATATTTGCGTTTGTTTTGTTTGTGTTTTCTTCGCTGTCTCCTGCAGTTCCGTTCGCAGGATTTTCTGATCCGCTGGAGCGGCGATCCCGAGTTGGACGCGGCCTGAGACATTAACGCCCAGAATCGTGACTGTTACGTCTTTTCCAATTTCGATTGATTCACTGATTCGTCGGGAAAGCACTAGCATCTTACGAGCCTCCATTCAACAAAAAAAAGTGAACCCGGCGACAGTGCCTGCCAGGGGATTGATAGACATCGCAGAACATTCCACGAAATATGCCTCTGCCGCCGGGGATCGAAGGATATCGAGTCTGTTACATCCTGTCAACCATCAAATCTTCGACACTCGACCCCAGTGCTTGGGCGATCTGGTGCAGACAGTACGCATTGGGCATGTGAGTCTTCTGCAAGATCCGGCTGATCTGCATTGCTGATTCCCCCGACTGCCTGGCTAATTCAGCCTGACTAATATCTCGCAACTGCATGCGTGATTTTAAGTTCAGGGAAATCACTGCAAGCGCAGCTTTTTTTATGTCAGATCGCATCTTGGTGATGCTATCGGAACTGCGATTCCTGTCAAACTGAAGCCCTACGATTCAGCCTCGCGAACCTCGAATTTAATGACGGCATTTGAGCTTTTTGCATGCTCTTTTTTTTCATGGCTTAAATAGAACCTAAGCCAATAAGCTCCAAGAGGCTTAGGTGGTTTACCTGTAGCGATATGCCATCCCCCCACTCCTGATTTGTATTCATCCTTGTAGGTAGGGCATTTGACGACAACGCAGGGTCTTTGCTCGACAAAATCTGCAGTGTTAAGTCTGATCCTTACATCTTTTGTGACCCACTGGTCATGTGTATGACCACTGCAAATTATGTCAGCGTTATCGATATACGCGAGCTGCCGTGACCGCTGGATCATGTCTTTTGTAACAGGACCGCCGCCGCCGTACCCATGAGTGTGCCAGAGCCTGATTGATTGGTTTTGCGTCCGGAAGATCCGAAACTTAAAGGCGACCCAACCCGTATATCCAGTTGTCAGTACTGCAGCGCCAGTGCGGTTACGCATTGTCTGGCAAAACCTGTCAATCAAGCTGGTTTCGTGTCGGTGCAGGATGCTAGCTTCGTGATTGCCAGTCCCCTGCATTATCCAGTTTTGCGCGTACGGCTCGTAAAGGTCAGCCATCCATTGCACCAGTGAGTCCAGGTAGTCGCCGTATTGATGCTCCGGCCTCACTTTTGACTTATCAGATCTCTTATCAAACTTGCCCTGCATTGCGCAGAACAAATCCCCAAAATCCAGTATGCCCGCATTACGGGCTTTGGCTTCCTCCAGGTGATCTAACTGCAGACTGATATTGGAGTCAGGGTTATCAGTATGACCGTCGCTGCGGAGTAAATACCACTGTTCCCAGCCACTTTTAATCTGCCCATGCCGGACAACGAC